GGTAAATCCTTGTTCCCTGCGCAAAACATGGAAGCAGCGGCACTGGCATTGATCAAAAAGTACACACCAGAGCGTCCATCTAAGCGAGTAAGGGTCCCTGAGCCTATCGCTTTGCTACAGCGTTTTGTTGAAACGCAGCAAGTAGCACGGGCACAGATAGAAAAGAAAATGGTCAAGGAACTTACTGACCAAGCTATTGACGAACAAATCCGAACTGCTAATTTACCAAAAGATTTTGAAGATGCAGTACGAAAAGCTGTTGCTGATTTAATGCAAGGCAAAAAGACTAAAAAATCAGATAAAAAAACACTCTCTGGAACAGGTTCTGTAACTAGGGTAGCTGGTGTAGATAGTAATGGCAATATTTCTATCTATACTGGAATAAAAGGTAAAAATATTAATATTAATCCAAAGCAGATAGAAGAAGACGCTGCACGTATTGCCAATGAGAGTACTGGTATTGATATAAATCTTCCTGAAGCTTTGGATTATCTGTCCGCTGCTGCGCGTTACCGTAACGGTTCTTTAGTTAGGTATAACTCCGCTATGAATAAGGGTGATTCCCGTCCAACGGATGCACAGCGCATATTAGATAAAGGCTCCGCGGTATACACCGACATAGAAAAACTGATCTTGGACCACGTGCCTAAGATTCGTACTGAGTACGAAGGCATGAAAAATGTCCTGTCTGACTACCGTGCGGGATTTGAGCAGAAATTACCGCTGCTCATGGCCCAACGCACAGGACGTGGTGATGCGTTCTTGTTAGCCAATGAGCAGTTACTGCAAAAAGCATTTGCCAATGCAGAAAACTTACGCCAACTCCAAGTAAGTCTTGGTGGCACTCCGCAGTTTGATGAGCTTCTGCTTAAAGGCACTATTGATTGGTTACGCGGTAAAGGTGTATTAGCTGCTGATGGAATAGTAAACCCTAACAGAATACGTTCTGTTTTAGATAAAAATAGGAATATTGTCGAGGCATTGCCTGACGCTATTCAAGCCAAGTTGCAAAATGAGGTTGCACTTGCTGATGATTATGTCAAACGCATGGGTGAATTAAATGATCGTCGCATTTTGGCAAAGGATGATGAGTTAGATCGGCTACTGAAAAAGGCAAGTCGCCCTGATGCCGATCCAAGAAGTACGTTGATTAAAGCTATAGACGATCCTGCAACAATGCGTGTTTTAGTGGATCAGTTAGGAAAAGACCCTGAGCAGCTTGCTGCCCTGCGTCGCGCCGTGTTTGATTTGGCAGGAGAAGGTGCGCTCAAGGGTGGCGCTCTATCTAGTTTTATAACTAGAAATGAAAAATCGCTTGCCGTACTGTATAAAAATACTAAGCACTTAGCAGACCTAAAGAAGCTAGCAGAGTCTCAACGTCGTATTAATGCGATTAACGTGGTAGGGGATGTCCCCCTCTTTGAGTCGCTAGATGAGTCGATGAAGCGCTTGTTTAATATTGGCATAGGTGCAGCCAGTACTACGTATCGTTCTACAAAAGAAGGAAGACTCTCTCCTACAACAGCACTCATTTCATTCTTGGTCCGTGCCACAGGTGGTCTAGAAACTACGATATACAACAACATGTTTCGACACGCCATGGAAGATCCGAAGTTTGCTGCGAATCTTACAAGCATGAGCACCCCAGAAGATGCTAAAAAAGTTTTAGGTGATTTACAGAAAATTGGTATTTATAGATCCCTGCTGTTTAAGAATCTTGGTCGTGCTGGAACGATAGAAGCAGGGCAAGCAGTAAGAGGGGATCAGACAACACCTATTGCAGGGATGCAAGAACTACCTGTCGTGCCCCGCGGCACTTCTGCAAGGGATATGCTAAGGAAGTTACCTCCCGCTCCGCCTACAACTGGGTTCTCTCCTTCGTTAGGTCCTCCTCCGGGTCAGTCAAGATTCCCTGCCACGGCTCCGAAGGGTGGTACGTCGTACGCAGATATTCCGTTGATGTATCCAGCTATGTTCCCAAATGATCCAATTAGTGGAATATTAGAGCAACGACGTAGGCAGATAGAACAGCAGCAGATGCAGCAGCAGATGCAGCAGCCTCCGCAACCTGCACAATAGGAATGTAAAATTGATCCGCTGACCATCCTAGCTGTAGCAAAAACCGCAGCTGCTGCAATACGCAAAGGCTGTGAGATGTATCAAGAGTACAAAGCGCAGGGGATGGAGTTAGTAGATGCGTATGGACAAGCCAAGGATGTTGTTGCAGATTTAAGCGGACACCTTGGCAATTTCTTTAAAGCGCATGAGCAGTTAGAGAAGCACGTACACGAAGAAGAGCTAAAGGTAAAGAAGGCGCGTGACCCTGAGCTGTCGGTAAACCAAGAAGCGTTTAACAGAGTCATGGCAGTAAAAGAAATGAATAGGTTGGAGACTGAGTTACGCGAAACGCTTGTGTACCAAGCACCCAAGGAACTCGGCGCAATCTGGACAGAATTTGAAGCAATGCGTGATAGGGTGAAAGCGGAAAGAGCAGAAGTTCAGCGTCAAGAACTACAGAAACAGAGGGTAGCTCAATGGCGACGGGCAAATATAAAAAGAAAAATCGCGGAGCAAATGACGTTAATTCTAGCGGTCGCGTTCATAATATTCTGGTTTCTATGGGTAATGATTCTGATAAGGATGAGTCACACATTTCGTGGGCAATCTTCTTTGCCGTCCTTGTGGTGTGTCTTGTGCTAGTTGTTGCAATTCCTGCGTTGGCAATCATGTACGGCGATATGTCAAACGCTACTGCTATGGCGATGGAAGAAACAAGGAAGATGCGTGAGTTGCGCATAAAAATGATGTTGGAAATGCAGGATCGATAATAAACAGTAGCTTTTGCATAAAAAGGATAATGATGCTTACATTACTTTCAACACTTGTATCATTCTTGATGGGTGGCTTGCCTAAGATACTGGATTTATTCCAAGACAAAGCTGATAAGTCACACGAACTTGCTCTTGCTAGGATGCAGACAGAACGGGAACTACAACTAGCCGCCGCAGGCTACGTAGCACAGCAGCAGATTGAAGCCATTAAGCTTGATGAGATAAAGACGCAGACAGCTTCTGCGGAGAAAGTTTCGTTAATCGACGCACAATCTGCGGAGATGAGTGCCATCTATGCCCACGACACAAGTCTTAATGAAGGTACAAGCCAGTGGATGAAAGACTTCCGCGCTTCGGTGCGTCCTGTGATTACTTACGGGTTCTTTTTTCTACTGGTTGGTATTGATGGCGTGTTGGCGTACAAAGGCCTGACTAGCGGCGTAGAATTTAATGCGTTGGCTGATCAGCTTTGGGATAACGAGACTCAGGCGCTCTTCGCTTCAATTATTGCGTTCCATTTTGGTGGACGGGCGTTTGGAAAATGATTAGTCCAAAAGCCTTAAAAATGATCAAGCACCACGAAGGAGTAAGGATTAAACCTTACCGATGCCCTGCACGACTTTGGACGCTCGGCGTGGGCCATGTAATTGATGCAAATCATGCAAGAGTTCCATTTGAAGACAGACTAAGTTTGCCTTGCCCAGAAGGCTGGAACCGCGTATTTACAATGGGAGAAGTGGATGCCATACTTGCAAAAGATCTTGAGCGTTTTGAACGCGGAGTTCTTAAATATTGTCCTACTGCTGGTAGCCGCCAAGCTTGGCTGGATAGTCTGGTCAGTTTTTCCTTCAATCTAGGCTTAGGAACTTTGCAGCGCAGTACACTACGGCAGAAGCATAACCGCGGCGACTATGCGGGTGCAGCCGACGAACTTTTAAAGTATTGCAAAGCAGGTGGTAAGGTTCTACGTGGTCTTGAGAACCGCCGCAAAGATGAAAGAGCTTTATACCTAGGAGCATGACATGAAGAAAAAGCAAGTGTGGGACAAACCGCGGCCCGCGGCTCTCGGACCAAAAAAGAAACTGAGTTCAAACCAGAAGAGTGCAGCCAAGGCGTTTGCTAAAAAAACGGGGACGGTTTACCCCTCGTTAGTAGCAAATATGCAGGGTGCAAAAGCTAAGAAAGCCACAGGCGGTACAGTTAAAAAAGCCACAGGCGGTGTAGTTAAAAAAGCTAAAGGCGGTACAGTTAAGAAAATGGCTGCGGGTGGACCTATGGCTGCGGGTGGCCCTACTCAGATGTCTGTTGCTCAACGTCCTATGCCGGGAACTTTACGTCCCATGCCAGCGGCGGCTCCTATGGCTGCGAACCCTGCTATGGCTGCGATGGCTGCGGGTAACCCTATGGTTGCGATGGCTAACCGATTAGGCTTAATGCGGGCTTCTGCTTCTGCTCCTGCTAGGCCTACTCCTGCTCCTGCTAGAAGGACAATGGGAACTGCTGCTCCTGCAAATGCTCCTTATCAAAACAATCAAAGGCCCTATGGAACTTATTATGATGGGAACAATATTTATGATGCTAAAATGAGAAGTATGGCGAAGCAGCCGCTCCCGTCGGTAGAAGAACAGCTCGAACAACAGAGAAAAGCTAGAGAAGGGCCTTCTCCTTTTACGGCTCCTCCCATAATGGGATCGGCAATGGGTGCAGCAAGTTCGCTGATGAAAAAGACTGATCCTAGAATGCTGAAAAAAGGTGGGACAGTTAAAAAATCTACTTCCTCTCGCGGAAGAAAATTCAACGGAAAA